CTCGACAAGACCTCTAGGGAGCTCTGGTGGGAAGCAGTGGTCAATGCCTTTGTCAAGGCTGGGCTCACGGAAGCAGACGCTTTACAAAATGCCCAGCTGGCGCGCATCCTCCGTCCGGGGGAGTATGATTGGAAAGCCCGCACACCCATCCTATGGACACCATCCCCCCACCTCTAACTTTTGAGATAACTCTGGAGCAGCGCCTTGCACTCTCCAGGATGGAGCTGGAGCTGCCCAACAACACCAAACACGAGCTAGTTGAAGCGATCAAAAGCCTCATCTCTCAAAACTTCGTTCTTCAAAACAATTTAAGCAATGTCATTCGACCGTCACGACCATTCCGACCCCTCACTGATTCCCTGCCGGCCGACCTCGAAGCCGTCCGAGGAAACCCTGCCTACCGTAAGCTCTTCAATTCGAGGCCCCAGGCACTACAAGAGGGGGAAGATTGAGGTCTGGGACTTCATCCGAGACCAAGGCCTCAACTACCATCTGGGCAATGCCATCAAATACATCTGCCGTGCTGGCTTCAAGGACAGCAAGGTTGACGACCTGGAGAAAGCCATCCACTACCTGCAGAACGAACTAGAGCACTACCAGCCATGAACCGACCCAACGCCTTCGGAGTCATTGAGAGGGTTCTCAACCTCCAGGACAGTCTCACTGAAGCCAACCAGAAGCTAGCCGTCAAGAACGACCTTCTCCGTCAGCTGACGGAGCAGATCACAGCTCTGCAAAAAGAGGTTCGAGGCTTCGACGACGTGCTCCAGCAAAGCATCAGAGAAAAGCGCCTCCTGGAGGAACGTCAAGCAGCGCACCTTGAACGCATATACACAGCCCATCCAGAGATTCCTCGGTATGACTCGCTCTAACTCCACCCCCGACATGACCCACACCCACGAAGCCCTCAAGTGGCGGAGTGCGTTTGGGGTTCCAACGCCTGCCCCCGACACAGCCGGCTTCCAGCTGACCCTGATCGACGAGGAATACACCGAGTTCCTTGAAGCCAATGGCACGGATGACGAGGCCCACACCCTCAAGGAGCTAGCTGACCTGGTGTTCACTGCCTACCAGTTCGCCGCGGCCAAGGGATGGAACCTCGACCTGGCCCTGACCAGGGTCTACGAGAGCAACATGAGCAAGCTCGACATCGACGGGAAACCGATCCTGAATGAGCGTGGTAAGGTATTGAAGGGTCCAGGCTACTTTGAACCCCAGCTGTCCGATCTGATCCCATGACCAAGCCTGTCTGTAAAACCTGCCGCTTCTTCCAGCCTATTAACGATCCCCGCGGGGAATGCCGCCGGTATCCTGATTTTATTGATAGAGATTACGGCCAAGCGCGAGTCTTGATGGATTCCAGTTGGTGCGGCGAGCACAAACCGAAAACCCCCATCGTCACCAAAAACCTCACATGAGCTACTATAATTGGGGCTTCACTCGGGAGGCCCCCGGGCAGTCCGCTCTGTGCCGAGTCTGCAACCAGGAGATCCCAAAAGGGCAGGATGCCATCCTCCTCACCACACGGCATTCTAACAAGTTCGCCCGTCTCTTTTTCCACCCTCACTGCTTCCCTGAAAAGCAAACTCTCACCTCATGACCCAGGACGTCTCCAACCTCATCTCCCGCACCGGTCGGGTTCAGTCCTGGCTGGATGCCCTAGAGACCCTTAAGCAGCTTGATCCTGCTACAGCCGCTCTGTCCGACCTGGGGCGGCTGCCTGTCTCCTGTACCGTTTTCGTGGTGCAGGATAAGATGGAAGGCCCTGATGGCATCGAAGACTCTTGGCGGTTCACCTCCTACGCCCTGCGCAACGGTGCCGGCGTCTCGATTCACCTCTCCAACCTCCGTCCCAGAGGATCCGATAACGGTCGTGGCCTGACCGCTTCCGGCCCCGTGTCCTTTGCCAAGATCTACAGCACCCTCAACGAAATCCTTCGCCGGGGTGGCACCTTCAAGAATGGAGCCATCACGCTCCACCTCGACTACACCCACCCTGATGCCCTCGAGTTCGTCCAGGCCGATCGCCGGGAGCTCCCGTGGGTCAAGCGGTGCCTGGATGTGGACGACCGCTTCTTGGAAGACGCCTCGCCAGAACTGATCGATGTCGTGCTCCAGGCCATCGCCTCTGGGGACCTCTGGCTCAACAAGATCCGGTACGACGACCAAGACAGGCGGATCTACGGCAACGTCTGCCTCGAGGTCTACCTTCCTCACCGAGGGACCTGCCTCCTCCAGCACGTCAACCTGGGCAAATGCACCACCTACACCCTGAAGCAGGCCTTTATCGAGGGTATGACCTCCCTGATGGCTATGCACCCCAAGACAGGGGTAGACGCTGATGGGGTCTACCTCAGTCCAGCAGTGGATAAGCAAATTGCCCTGGGTATCCTAGGTCTGGCCAACTTCCTGGCTCAGGAAGGTGTGACCTATGCTGATCTGGCTGCGGTATTCCAAGACAGGCAGGATGCAAGTTCTAAGGCTATAGACCTCTATTGTCGTCTACACACTGCCATCCACGGGGCCGCCTACATCGCTAGCATGGCTGGCTTCCACCGCGCCTTCGCCATTGCTCCTACTGCCTCCTGCTCCTACCGCAGCATCGACCTGAACGGTTACGCCTGCACACCAGAGCTGGCTCCTCCGATCAGCCGCAGCGTCGATCGGGACTCCGGCACCTTCGGGGTCCAGACCTTCGAGTATCCCCCCACTGTGGAGATTGCATCTGAAGTTGGCTGGAACGACTACAAGTCCGTGGCCGATGGTATCGTTGGTATCTTCCAGGACACCGGCCTCTTCCACGGCTACAGCTTCAACTCCTGGAGCGACCGGGTCACCTACGACCGGGACTTCCTGCAGGACTGGCTCGACAGCCCCCAGACCAGCCTCTACTACGCCCTCCAGGTAGCCCCAG